GCGTCTTCCTGGTGGACCCGCGAGTGCGCAAGCTCAACGCAGCAGGCGAGATCGTCGAGGCGTACGCCAGCCCCTGCGTCGCCGGCCTGATCGCGCGCAGCGATAACGAACGCGGCTTCTGGGCATCCCCGTCGAATCAGACCATCAACGGGATCGTTGGCACGTCGCGCGCAATCGACTTCAGCCTGGGCGACGCCACCAGTAGCGCGAACCTGCTCAACGCGGGCAACGTCGCGACGATCGTCCGGCAGAACGGCTTTCGCCTGTGGGGCAATCGCTCGCTGTCTGCTGACCCGCGCTGGCAGTTCCTGTGCGTGCTGCGCACCGCGGACGTGGTCGCCGATTCGCTGCAGGCCGCGCACCTGTGGGCCGTCGACCAGGGCATCACGAAAAACTATCTGGTCGATGTCGCGGAAGGCGTCAATGCGTTTCTGCGCGACCTGAAGACGAAGGGCGCCATTCTCGGCGGGCGCTGCTGGGCCGATCCGGAGCTGACGACGGTCCACAACGTGACGCAGGGCCGCGCCTACTGGAACTACGACTTCACCCCGACCTATCCGGCCGAGCGCGTGACCTTCCGTTCGCACCTGGTCAACGACTACATCACGGAGCTGTTCTAAGCCCATGCGCGACGTCCTGAAAAACCTTAACTGTTTCGTCGATGGTCGCGGCTATGCCGGCACCATCGAAGAATTCACCCCGCCCAAGCTCACGCTGAAGACCGAGGATTTCCAGGCCGGCGGCATGGCCGGCGCCGTCGAGCTGACGATGGGTCACGAGAAGTTGGAAAGCGACTTCACGCTGATTGCAGTTGACCGCGTGATTCTCGGCACCTTCAACGTTCGCGAAGGCTTCAACACGCAGTTCACGTGCCGCGGCGCGCTGGAATCTGCGGACGGCACCGTGACCCCGGTTGTCGTGGCGATGCGCGGAAAGGTCAAGGAGCTGGACTGCGGCACGTGGAAGCCTGGCGAGAAGGCGCCTACGAAAGTCACGTTCGCGCTGTCGTACCTGAAGATCACGCACGGCGCGACCGTCGCGCAGGAAATCGACGTCGTGAACATGGTGTACGTCCAGAACGGCGTTGACCTCTACGCGCCGATCCGGGCCGCGCTGGGCCTGTAATGGGCACCGGTCACGGCGAAGGCTGATTCAACACGCGGCGGGGCAATCCCGCCGCTTTCATCGAGAGAGAAGAGCATGTCCGAGAAGAACAAGACCCTGCACGTCGTCGAAGGCGTGGGCGAAGCGATCATCACCCTGTCGCGCAAGGCGAAGGCGAACGGCGTCGAGGTCGAAACGCTGAAGATGCGTGAGCCGACCGTCGGCGACCAGGAGCGCGCGCAGGAATCCACGTCGTCCGACACCGCCACCGAAGTGCAGCTGTTCGCCAGCCTGTGCCAGGTGTCCCCCGACGACATCCGCGGCCTGCCGCTGCGCGACTACAAGCGCCTGCAGTCGGCGTACGTCCTTTTTACGACCTGACCGCCGACGAGATTCGGCGGGGAACGCTAGCGCTGGCCGGTCATACCGGCTGGTCGCTGGCGGAAGTAAGCGGGTTGCGGGTTTCGAAATTCGTGTGGTGGATACAAGGATTGCCGCGGAACGATGGCTAAGACGCTTCGGACATCGATCATCATCGGCGGCGCGATTTCGGGCGGGCTTCGGTCCGCCTTTTCGTCGACGAAGACGGGTCTAGGCGACATCGGCAAGGCGATTCAGTCGGTCGAGCGCCGGCAACGCCTGCTGGGCCAGAGCATCCAGACATTCGGCCGCATGGGCCGAAGCGTCGACGGCCTGCGGTCGCAGTATTCGCAGCTAGAACGCGCCGCCGATCGACTGCGCCGCGCGCAATCGCGCTTGCAGAACGTCAATGCGGCCATCGACCGCAACATGGCCCGCCGTTCGAATCTGCGCGGCCAGCTCTTCGACGCTGTCGCCCTGGGCGCCGCGATCGTCGCGCCAATCAAAATGGCGGTGGACTTCGAATCCGCAATGGCAGACGTCCGTAAGGTCGTCGACTTCGACACGCCGCAGCAGTTCAAGGAGATGACGCGCGACGTCATCGGCCTGTCGCGAGTTCTGCCGATGGCGGCCGCCGACATCGCGTCGATCGTGACAGCGGGCGGACAGTCCGGTATCGCACGCAATGAGCTGACCGCCTTTGCGCAGTCGGCAATCAAGGTCGGCGTTGCGTTTCAGATGACCGCCGAAGACGCCGGGCAGATGGCCGCCGAGCTGCGCGCGGCATTCCGCATGTCGCAAGGCGAAGTCGACACGCTGTTCGACAAGGTCAATCTTCTGGCGAACACGACCGCGGCGTCCGAAGCGCGCATCGCAAGCGTACTGCGGCGCGTCGGCCCGCTCGGTGAAGTCGCGGGCGTGGCATCCGGTGAGATTGCGGCGCTCGGCGCAACGCTGATCGGCATTGGCGTGTCGGAGGAAGTCGCCGCAACGGGCCTGCAAAATTTCATGCTGGCGCTTGCGGCCGGCGAGTCGGCGACGAAGCGTCAGCGAACCGCGCTCAAAGCGCTGGGCCTTGATGCTGGCAAGGTCGCCGCGGGCATGCAGACCAATGCGCAGGACACGATCCTGTCGGTCCTGGGCGCCGCGCGCGCCCTGCCGAAAGAGAATCAGGCGTCCGTACTGCAGGCGCTGTTTGGCCGCGAGTCGCTGAAGGCGATTGCGCCCATGCTGACGGTGTATGACCAGCTCGTCGAAAATCTCGACAAGGTCAACGACGCCAAGCGCTACAGCGGCGCGGTAGATGCCGAGTACGCGGCGCGCGCGGCGACGTCCGCGAACAACTTGCAGTTGTTCCGCAACCGCATCGCGGCAGTCGGCATCACGATCGGAAATGCACTGCTGCCGCCGATGAATGCCGTGTTTGGCGTCCTTGGTCCGGTGGTGACGAAGTTCGGCGAGTGGGCGGAAGCGAATCCGCGCCTGACGGCGGCCATCGTCGGCACCGTCGCTGTCGCCGGCTCACTGGCGGTCGCGGGTATCGCCGTGGGCTACGCGTGGACGTTCGCGGCCGGCGGCCTGCTGCGAGCGTCGGCCATGATGGCGAAGTTCCGCGCAGGGCGAGCGGTCGCAGATATCGGCAAGATCGGCGCGACAGCTGCGCGCGTATCAACGCCCCTGCGCTTGGTGGGAACGGCGCTCGCCGCGCTCGGCGGCGGCCCGGTGGCGGTCGGCATCGCCGCGGTGGTTGCTGGCGCGCTTCTGATTCGCAAGTATTGGGAGCCGATCAAAGCATGGGTCGGTGGCGTCGCCGCAGGCATCGGGCAGGCGTTCGGGCCGGTCATGGGTGAGATTCGCGCGGCCCTGGCACCGCTGGCGCCGCTATGGGGGAGCTTCACGTCGGCGGTGTCGAGGGCGTGGACTTGGGTCATGCAGTTGCTGGTGCCTGTCGAAATGACGTCGGAAGAGCTGCAGGGCGCCGCGGGCGCCGGACGTCGCTTCGGCGTCGTGGTGGGCGCTGCGATGGCGAACACCGCGCGCGGCGTTGCTGCAGTGGTCCGGCTGGTCGTCGGCTTCATTGCCGTCCAGGTCCGCGCCGGCCAGGCCATCGCAAACGCGTTCCGCACCGGCTTCGCCATCGCGCGGCGCATCGTTGGCAGCGCCGTCGACGCGATCATGCGCCGCGTCGCGCCGATCCTTGGAATCGGCACGCGCATCGGCGGCATTGTGCAGGCCGCAGCGGGCTTCCTTGGTGGATCTTCGCCGGAGGTTCGCGACGGTGCGCAAGCGCCGGCCGCGCGCCGCGTCGCCGCCATTCCCGCGCGCGGGCCTGGTCGCGCAGCCCCGCAGATTCCGCAGCCGCAGGCGCGCGGCAGCGCCGGCAACGTGACCGACAACAGCACGACAACGATCCAGATCGCGCAGCAGCCCGGCGAGTCGATGGAAGACCTAGCCCGCCGCATCGAAGACGAGCGCGAGCGCCGGAAGGGCGTTGCACGCCGCCGGCAGCTCGCGGATGGGGTGACCTGATGGCGTTTCGTGAAGTCCTGTCGCGCCTGGTCGCGGCGCCGCCGCAGCCCTTCGCGGGCAATTCGTCGGGCAATGCGCCCGCGTTGCTGATGCTCGGCGGGTTTAAGTTCAGCCTGAACACCGCCGCTTTTCAGCAGATGGAGCGCTCGACGTCGTGGCGATGGTCTGCGCAGGAGCGCGTCGGCGCGCACGATGCGCTGCAGTTCACCGGTCCTGCGGACGACCGCATCACCCTGCCTGGCGTCATCTACCCCGACTTCAAGGGCGGCGCGGGCCAGCTCGACGCGATGCGCGCGCTAGGCGGGCAGGGTCACCCGCTGCGCCTGGTCGCGGCGACTGGCGAAATGCTCGGGCTGTGGGTCATCGAATCCGTGGCCGAGACGGCAAGCGAGTTCAAGGCCGACGGCAAGCCGCGCAAGCAAGAATTCAGCCTCACAATCCGGAAGTTCGGCGATGACAACCTATAACGCCAAGGCCGGCGAGATGCTGGACGAAATCGCGGCCAAGCATTACGGGGCCGTCACCGCAGACGTGCTGCGCCAGGTGTACGCGGCGAATCCTGCACTGACCCGCGCGGGGCCGATCCTCGCGGCTGGCGCTGTCGTGCAGCTGCCCGAGCTGGCACAGGTGGCGGCGACAGAGAAGGGGTTTTCGCTGTGGGATTGAACATCCGCCCCGCATTCCGCGTTGTCGCGAACAACGTCGACATCACCACGAAGGTGCGCACGCGCCTGAAGAATCTGCGTCTGACGGATGAGGTCGGCACCACGTCCGACACGCTGGAAATCTGCCTGGCCGATCACCTGGGCGAAGATCGCATCCAGGTCCCGCCGACCGGCGCCGAAATCGAACTGTTCCTGGGCTACGACGACAACCTGCGTCGAATGGGCCTGTACGTGGTCGACGAAGTCGAGCTGCGCGGGATGCCGTCAGAGCTGACAATCCGCGCGAGCGCGGCGCCGTTCGAACAGTCGACCGGAGGGCTTGTCGGGCTGCAGACGCAAAAGTCGCGGTCATGGAAGGCGGGGACCACGATCGGCGCGCTTGTGAAGCGCATTGCGGGCGAACACCGACTGACCCCGGCCGTCGCCGGCAACCTG